CTGGCGGTTTCGCCATTGAACGTTCGCTGCGTTTCAACTCAGCCGATTCGGCATACCTGAGTCGCACTTATTCAGCTTCAAGCACGAACAGGAAAAAGCAGACATTTTCGTTTTGGATTAAGCGTGCGGCACTCGGATCAACCCAGCGTGTTTTTGATTGTTACGACGGGTCATCTGCTGCGTCAACTGTACTAATTTTTCAAAGCGATGATACTTTGCATTTTTATGTTGGTGGCTCGTCAACAAACGACATAAGAACAACTCAGGTTTTTAGAGATGCCTCCGCTTGGTATCACATTGTTATCGCCGTAGATACCACGGATGCGACCGCAAGCAATCGCGTCAAGCTTTATGTCAATGGCTCCCAGGTAACAACGCTTCAAACAACTAACTACCCCGCTCAAAACACTGACAGCCAATTTCCTTCGTCAAACGCGGATAATCGCATTGGCACGCAATGGGGCAGTTCATCTGGAAGCCTCAATGCCTACCTAGCCGACGTTCACTTCATCGACGGTCAAGCCCTAGACCCCACCAGCTTCGGTGAGTTCGACACCAACGGCGTCTGGCAGCCCATCGCCTATTCGGGCAGCTACGGCACCAATGGGTTCCACCTCGACTTCGCGGATAACTCCTCCGCCGCTGCGCTTGGCTATGACGCTGCTGGCAGCAACGATTGGACGGTAAACAATATTGATGCCGGAAGTGTGCCATCAGTGGGTGGCTACACCATCCCCACCGCAGCCTATCTAAGCAGTGCAAATTATATTTCGTTTCCTGTAACACTTACGGCAACAACTACATACGAATTCTTTACCCGAATTACAACCGCAGCGACATATATTTATTTTGCAGCAAACACCTCCGATGATTGGAACATTGGCGTAAATACCAGCAATTCGCTTTTGTTTGGTAATTTTAATGGAGGGTATACAACTTTCTCAAGCACGGGGATCATTGGTGGCGCGTGGCATTTTGTACGCCTAACCACAACAGGGTCCAGCACAAGTCTTTATGTAGATGGCTCACTGGTCGGCACTAATGCCAGTGGCGGAAATGCTGCGACTGGATCACGGACACTAAAAATATCTTCGGGCGGATCCGGTGCATTTCAAATTGCCCATTTACGGGTTACAAGTGGTGGCACGCCGCCCACAACAGGCATTCCAAATCCCTCGACGATGAATACCGCCGCAGGTTCTGGCGGGACGTTGCTGCTGTATGACGCGCTTGATTCGCTGACTGGAACTGGAACCATCACTAGCGATGGTGGCGGTGTGACGATCACAGTTACAAATGCAGTAAGCAAAAGCACTGTCAATGGCGCAGACATTGACTCCCTCCGCGACTCGCCCACCAACGGCGACACCGCCAATGACACCGGACTCGGCGGACAAGTGCCGGGGAATTACTGCACTTGGAACCCAATCAATACTGCAACTTACACATTTAGTAACGGCAACCTAGAAGCCACTGGGTACGCCGGCACTAGCCAAATGGTCTCAACCATTGGTGTGGCATCAGGCAAGTGGTATTGCGAGTTTGAAATTAGTGGTTCCGGTGGTACAACTGATCTAGGCATTGGCATCAGCAAAGGCGAACAGGGTACTTATCCAGGTCAACTTTCTACAAGCTACGGTTATTTCGGCAGTGCAGTAAAAATCAATGGCGGAACTGTAACCTCTTATGGAGCTAGTTATACCTATGGGGACATAATTGGACTTGCTTTAGACATGGATGCAGGCACTTGCACTATGTATAAAAACAACTCTTCACAAGGTCAACTTGCTTCTGGTTTGACTGGAACATATTTTATTGGCGTCCGCAATAGCAGCAGCGCAGGCGACAAGTTGATCGCAAACTTTGGCCAAAGAAGTTGGGTTTATGCGGCGCCTTCGGGGTTCAAAGCCCTATGCACGGCGAACCTGCCGACGCCGACCATCGAAGACCCCAGCACGGTCATGGATGTGGTGACCTACACCGGCAATGGCACATCGCAGACGATCAGCGGGTTGGGGTTCTCGCCGGATTTGGTGTGGATTAAGTCTCGATCTGGCGCGTTTAATCATAGATTAGTTGATCAAGTACAAGGCAATACCAGCACTCTAGCTAGCAACTTAACAACGGCAGCAGTTGATTGCTCCAGTGATTTTACTGGTTTTACATCTACCGGATTTTCGCTTTCGCAAACCGCGTCGTTTGAGTTGAACAATGCTTCTCACACCTACGTCGCCTGGACCTGGGACGCCGGCAGCAGCAATGCGACGAACACCAGCGGGACCATAACCAGCACCGTCCGCGCCAACATCTCGGCGGGGTTCAGCGTGGTCACCTACACAGGCAATGGATCAAACGGCGCGACATTTGGGCACGGGTTGGGTGTTGCTCCTTCATTCGTAATTATCAAAGACCGCAGCAGTGCAAAGCATTGGCGCGTCTATCACAAATCCCTTGGAAATAATTACATTATCTATTTATCCAGCACCAGCGAGGCATTGGGACCAAGCGCAAACTCGTGGAACAACACAACTCCTTCGTCTACCCTTGTGACCCTCGGTGTTGATGATGGACTCAATGCCAGTGGCAATAATTACGTCGCCTACTGCTTCGCCCCAGTCGCGTCGTATAGCTCCTTTGGCAATTATGTCGGCAATGGCAGCACAGATGGTCCCTTTATTTATACCGGGTTTAGACCGGCAGTTGTGCTTGTAAAAATGTCCAGCTCGACAGGCAACTGGACGATTCTTGATGACAAGCGCGAAGGTTATAACGTAGACAATGATCCGCTGTATCCAAATCTTTCAAGCGCAGAGGGCACTACAGATCTGATTGATATCACAAGCAACGGCTTTAAGGTACGCACCACGGATGCCACCTTTAATACCAGTTCCGGCACCTATGTGTATGCAGCATGGGCATCGTCACCCTTCGCCTACGCTCGCGCCCGCTAATTGCCAGCGCACCTAAACTTCAACCAACGCACCAGAACAATGTTCCTGCTCGACGGCAAGCCCCTTTCCCCAGACCGCCCCTTTAAGCACCTGGGGATTCAATATCCAGCTAATTGGCTCCGTCTTGCCTCACCCGAGGAACGCGCCGCCATCGGCATCACCGAAGTGCCCGACCCCCCGGCATACGATCAACGCTTCTACTTCGGCTATGACGCCGAAGGTCACCTGATCCCCAAAGATCACGCGCAGTTGGTTGAGCAGTGGACCAGCCAGACCCGTCAAACCGCCAACACCCTGCTGTCCCCAACCGACTGGATCATCATCCGCGAAGCCGACAACGGGAAGCCCGCCGATCCACTACTCAAGACCTGGCGTGAAGATATCCGCCTGGCAACCGGCACCAAGGTCACTGCCATCGCCGCCACTGCTGACACCGATGAATTAGCGGCATACATTACTGGCGCTGACTACCCCGTTTGGCCGCGTGACCCTTATTCCCCTGACCCTATTGGCGATGTTGCTGCTGATGGGCTGGAGCCTGCTGTCGATGGCGAAGATGCAGGACCAGTTAGCGGAGGACCAGTTTGATGGCGGTCAAGAGTCTTTAGGCAAATAACCGTAAAGACGCTGGCACGCTTGGATGTAAGCCTTGTGAGCTTTTTCTGGCGTGTCAAAGCAGCCTAAGTAGTAATTAATTCCGTTCTTTTTTATGTGTGCCGACCATCTCGCGCACCTTTGTAATTTTGCTACACCTCTGTATCCAGTTGAGTTTTTGTTGGTACTAGAGTTGTATCTATTTTCTCCGTGTTCAACCAATCTCAAGTTATTGACGCTGTTGTCGTGAGGTTGTCTGTTTATGTGGTCGATTAAATGGTCGCCGGGGTCAGTACCCGTATGCAAAGCCCAAACAACTCTATGAGTTTTGTAGTATTTGCGATTGATTCGTATTTTGCCCCAATCACCGATTTTCCACCAACCAGCGATCCTGTCTTTTCGGCGTCCCCGTCCGTGTTCTCGCCATTTCAACCCTGTAGGAGAATCGGGTGCTAACTCCAAAAGCTGGCGTAGTACCTCAATCGGAGGCAGGGGACTAAACTTAGGCATCGCTTCTCAGATAAGCGGTCACGAGCGGGTGTTGGCGCACGCCGCTCAAATTATCTTACACCGCTATGGCAACCAAGAGTAAGACCGCTCTGGGACGTGTTGAGCACAAAGCTGGCAAACCCAAGCGCACTCGCCAAGGTCAGGGGCAACACAGCCTGCCTAATCACGGTCGCAAGAAAACACGCGGTCAGGGTCGTTGATTTGCTAAGCTTTTAGCTCCTTCTTTCTTTGGAGAGAACGGAATGGTCCGTAGCCGCCCGGCTGCGGTGAGACTGCCACCGCGTGAGGAGCAGTCACCGGGCAACCCTTTTCAGAGTGAATTCTGTAGATGACTTGTCGTGTGATCGGACACGATAAGATTCACTTGTAACTGCAGACGTGCGATGTCTGAAGGTGGGTTCTGGCGTGGTGTAAAACAAGAAACCATCGCAGGCATTGGCGTTGCAGCTACCGTCGCATTGGCTTCAGGCATTTTCTACTTGGTTTATACAGTGCCAACCAAGCTTGATGATGTGCTGCAGAACCAGATCAAATTTGAAGAAAAAATTGGAAAAATGGATGATCGTATCCTTGATCACGAGCAGCGCTTGATCAAGCTAGAAATTCGAAAGTAAGCTATTAGCAGACGCTATTTCGTCATGGATCCCACCACTGCTGCTGTTGTCGCGATCATCATCGCTGCAAGTTCTGAAATCATTGCCATCCTGCCCATCAAGGAGAATTCCTGGGTGCAGTTGATTGTGAAGGCGCTGAAGGTTGTTTTCCCAAAGCGCTGAACGCCGATACCACTTGGCTGGTTCGTTTTGGTGATAAGGATTGGCGGCATCATTTGAATCGTGCAGCGCAACGGCACAAATTCGAAGCCACCTTGTCACCAAGACTGGACCGCGAGATCGAGAAGATCAATAAGGTCATTGACCTTGAAGCAGAACGCGATCGGCGGCGTCCTGAAATCAAACACGAAGAACCAACACCTGAGCAGACGGGTGAAAGCCGTTTACTGGGTGGACCGATGTCAATTTCATCTCCTTGGGACGATGACCCAGAACCGCCTTCGGCTGCATGATCTGTTTCGTTATTACAAGGCACTTCCGCATCAGAGTGCTGCGATAACGGAGCTAGAGGAAGCGATATTAAAGCTTTCACCTGCAATCTTGAATAGGGAGCAACCTTGGTTCAAGACTTGGAGCCAAGCTGGCAAGCAGGAAGAAGAACGCCCACCTGCATCGCTGTTCACGCCTAATAAACCTTGGGATTTCAGGGTGACGCCCCATATCACGTATGGGGAGTTGAGCCTCCATCAAGAGGAACGACGTTTTACCAAGCAGCAGCAATGCGATACCGCTTTGGAGTTGTGCAGGTATCTGGAGAAGGTGCGGACACACTTTGGTGGTAAGCCAGTTGTCATTACCAGCGCCTATCGTCCACCCGCTGTTAATGCTCGTGTGGGTGGCTCGAGTCGGTCAGAACACTTGTACAACATGGATGGCGTCGGCGCGGTTGATTTTTACGTCAGTGGCGTGGACATCTACAAAGTACAAGAGTATGTTGATCGGACTTGGGACTACAGCCTCGGATACGGCGCACCTAAAGGGTTCGTTCATCTAGGCATGCGTCTCGGGAAACCACGTATCCGCTGGGATTATTAGTGTCTGTTCTTTGCGATTGGCAGATCCGCAATCTTTGTCTTGGGCATGGCATGGTCGTGCCTTACAACGAAGAACTTCTCAATCCAGCATCAATTGATGTGCTTCTGGGCGATCACTTGATGATCGAGGATCCGATGAACATGGATCTGCGGAAGATCAGCATCAAAGGCTATACGGCACAGGATCCTTACTGGCTGCGTCCCGGTGAGTTTGTGCTGGGTGAAACGCAAGAAACGTTTGATCTGCCCGAACATTTGTCGGGACAGTTTGCTCTTAAGAGCAGCAGAGCGAGAGAAGGATATTCCCACATGCTTGCCGGATGGTGCGATCCAGGATGGCATGGTTCCAAGCTGACACTTGAACTGCAAAATGCACGCAAAATGCATTCATTGCCGCTGTATCCGGGTCTCAAAATTGGACAGATTATTTTCTTTGAAATGAGTGAACGTCCGATTAAAAGTTATGCCCAAACGGGACACTACAACAACGACAAAACAGTTGCGGGATCTAAGGTAAATCCCTGAACTGATAAATCCATTCCCAGATCAAGACTTCACGTTGCAATGTATAAAAACTTTGTTCTCTATACCAAAGCGTCCATTCTGTTGATCCTTTGGATCCATTGCAGCGCAGGCATGCTGGTACTAGGTTCTCTATCACAGTTTGCCCACCACGATGTCTAGGAACCACGTGGTCTAACGACTCCGCGTGTTCACCGCAATAGGCACAATTACACTCAAAAGCTTCAAATATTTTTAACCGAAATCTCGCCCGTGTCTCACGCTTTGGGATCAGACTGGTCTCGTCGATCCACGCACGCATGGCGGCTCCTGTTTTGCCCAAATCTTAGGCAGACATTTGCGTGGAAGGTAGAAGAAAAGATGATGCCGAATCAATTTTCCCGGGATGGCTTTGGCGCCGTATGGGTGTCTTATGGTCTGCTGGGTTACTGGTCTGCGTGGTATATAAAACAAAACACAGTTTTTTACCTACCTACCTGCTTTGATACCGAGAGTACGGCAGTTGCTGCTGCTGAGGCACACCATGGAAATGCATCCAATTGAGCGGACGACGGAGAGCATGTTCTCTGAAGCCGCCACCGCCAAGATGCTCGAGGAATGGCTCCGTCTTGGGGATATACATGGGATATACAACGCTGCTCTGCTGCTGAACACGATGCTGCATCAGCAACGCACCATTGCAAAGTGGCTTGCCGGTGAAGCTGCACGCAACCTCGGCAAACCACAATTAGAAGACGAATACATCCAGCAAGCGATCAACCAAAGTAACCAGTAGGCACGTTGCCGATGAGATGCTCGCAGTAGATCTCAGCCTGCCATAGGTCGTCCGAATAGCGACATAACCCACCCGCACAACTTCTGTACAGGATGTACGGACCGTCTTCTAACACTTCGATCGTTGCGCCACTGGGTTTCGAGATCGTTGATGAAACCTGCCAGTTCCTGTAGATCGTCATCGTCCGACTCGTCGTCGTACTCTTCTTCCTCATCATCATCGTCAAAGGGCGTTGCTTCAATAACTTCAAGCAAACGCAGACCCCAACATTTCAGATCAGCAAGACCTTCGCGGCACCGCATCAAGTTATCGGAAGGCATCTCGCCGTTCAGCATTAATTGCGCGGATGCTTCATCAATCCAGTCTTGATGCGACTCGCACATCCAGAGCAAGATACGGATGTGACCTTCCGTAAATTCGAAATCGGCGTTGGGAGCCATAACGGGAAGCCACCTAGAAGAACGGTAGCGGGGAAGACGGTGGTAAGCCTTCATGCTCCCTTGACGTACTTTTGATACAGCCCGGTGTACGTGTGATGCATTGGATGATCAGGCTTGCCGCGTCCATCCATCTCGTACAACGCATCCAGCAGATACGTGCGGTTCTCCATCGCGAAGGTGTCCTGCGCACCCGGCTTGCTTGGAGCAACCTCAAGAAAGAACGCAATCGATTCTTCCAGATCAGCCAAATCAAATTTGATCATGATGGGTCAAGCCTTCTTTGTTGAAGTAGCAATTCGGCGTCCTGCACCAATCTCAACGATCGAGCAGTTGGGATGACGGTTGGCAAGAAGCCGCGCAGCTTCTTCCTTGTTAACAGCACGGATGCAACCACGAAGACTACGCTCGCCGGGTAAAAGCAATTCGTAGTCGAACATCCGGGCATTTGGAGCAACGCAATAGGACACACCCGGACCGGTCAGCGGTTCGCTGAAGTCGGGAAAGAGTTCAGGAAAGTTGAGTGCGGTTGGTTTCATCTTTCTCCTTGAAGTAAGCGCCGATCAGGGACTCGTTGCTGGCTGCAAACAGGTCAGCAATGGCATGCATCCGCCGACAGTCAGCTTCTTGGTAGCCGCGTTGTTCTGCTTTCTCAAGGTTTTTCAACATTGATTGCAGGGCAATGATTTCCTTGATTTCCTGCTGCATTGCAGCAACGAGCTTGTCCCTATCCATCAGAAGATCGTGTTGGAGGTAGACACGCCTTCAGACTTTTTTGCCCAGACCTTGCCATTGATATAGCTGGTGCCGGACTTCGATTCTGCGTTCCAAGCAGAAACGGGAATCTTGATGACGGTGGTGCCGCCATAGCCATCCTCACCAGGTTGCGCAGTCAACCATTCAGCCAATTTCATGGCTTCGTTTAGTTCGATCTCAATCGAGCCAGTTTTGTCTGGACCGCGATCAGATTTTTTCTCCTTCACGTCAAACAACGTGAATTTGGCGTCAAACGCCGATTGAAAGTCACTCATCTTGAGGTTCGAGAATTGCGTAGTGAGATTTGATGATCTCGTTGGCAAGGGATGATTCCGTCACGCGGTGCGGCGTGTCGTAGCGCATAATGATTTCGCGCTGCATGGCTTCGTATGCCTTCGGGTCAAGAAGCACTTGCACCTTGTACTTGTTACCCGCAGGAATAGCCATCACTGCTGCAAGGGTGGTTTGGCAGACAGCTCGTCGATGCAAGCTTGCAGTTGATCAGTTGACATCTGCTTGAGCTTGCTGCCATCGCCATCAAGGTTCCATTTTGTTGCCTTGTCAGCGATCCATGCAACCTGAGCAGTGCGATCAAGGCGCTGCTGAATCAGCTCCATGCATTTGGCGATCAACTCATCGTTGATTACCGTTGGAGCGGGGACGGGGAGCGGCTGAGAAGGCTGCTCCTTTTTTTTGGCTGCCTTAGCGGGAGGCTTGACCTCTTCTTGTTGTAGTTGAATCTCAGGCTGAGTCTCAACTTTCTCAGATGTGTCAGATACCTCTTCTCTTGCCCACAACTCGTAAGCAAGGGAGAAATAAGCAGCGGCAGCGGAGCAGATGCCACGACGTGCGGAATCGGCAAGATCGCGTGCGCTGATCTTTTCGTAGGCAATGGCATTGTTGCGATTGTCCATCACGGCGTAGATCCACACGGGCGTGTAGCAGTTGCCGTTGACGAATTGAATGCAAAGATACCCGGTGCCGTTGGGTGCCTTGTGGACGAAGCTGCTGTCGTCTGCGGTGACAAGTTCAGGAAGCCAGCCATTGCAGTGCTGATTCAGCAGTTGCATGACCTTTGCCCAAGGCACGTAATCGGCGGCGTAGGAGCCAGACCCTTTCTGTTTTACGTCAGAGAGAGTGATGACTCCCGCCAAGTTGGGAAAGACGGGAGTGCTTGTCATCAGCCGAGATGCGCTTCAACTTCTTCAATGCCCTGCTCAAGAATTTGGCGCATGGCAACAGAAGCGGCGATGTTGTAATGCTTTGCCGCAGATTTAATGCGGTTGTACAGATCAACATCGATCTGAAGCATCACGGTTTTGCTGCTTGAGGCTTTGGCGGTGAGTTGAATGGCCATGGTTTGACATGTAGTACCAGAACACCATAACCAAAAAACTGGGATTGGGTTGAGTCTCAAAAAAGTTTGTTGGGAATGTACCGCAGGTTACCTGAGGTGACTTGACGGCACCCGAACTTCCGCATAATGTCCGCGAGCTTCGAGTAACTCGATGGAACCTGAGGTAACCGCAAGTGCCGACGCCGCAATGGTGATCAAATTGACTCTGGACGCCTTCACAGCCGAAAAACTGCTTCTCACGAAGCCGAGATCCCTTCCAACAGCTACGTTCTGTGCCTTCCTGATCGAACAAGCTCTTGACATGCCGTCTAGACTACCCGCGTACCGTGTCGGTGCGGGAACAGTAAGTCACCTCCCAACGGAGCAGACACAACTTCCGCCTGCTACAACGGTTTCGATCGCTGACGAGGATTCTGAGGCAAAGCAGGCTCTAACGGATTCTGCTCCTCAAGAAAAAACCGGCTGTCAAACGATCGATCGTTTCTTTGGGGAAGGTGTCGGGAAGGAGTCCGAGGAAACCCCTAGGAAACCCCTTTCTTTAGATGCTGTACCACCTGCGAAACCAGTCCGAAAACACGTCAGACGGGAATACACCCCTGAATTCCAGCAATTCTGGAACGTGTATCAAACGTCTCCGATCAAGGCGAATTCACAGTCGAAACCCCTGGCTTTTGAAGCTTGGAAACATGCGACTCAAGATGAGACAGCAGAACGTGTGATCGAGGCTGCACGTCGTGCTGTTGAGCAGGCACGGCAAGCCAAAATTCAAGACGAATGGTTTGCACCCCTTCCTGACGCTTTCCGCTGGCTTCGGGATGAGCGATACAGCGTCCTGCTCGAGGATCACGTTCCTGTCGGTCCACGCGTCATCAATGGCATCACGGTGTACGACTGATGGATCTGTATTCACCTGAGTTCGCTGGGATGACCGTTTGGGCGATTGCTGATCCCAAATCCAGCAAGGGCAGCTACACCGCCACGAAAGGCACCACACCGCCTCCTAACGCCTCCTACGGGCATCCGATCGGCAGATATGACTCCGACGGCTTGTTCTGGACGTTTTGCCCCAATGCAGGCGAGGAGGATCCCAACTCACCGCGTTCGTCCAGGTTTGCGAAGCATCCGCATGCCCTGGATGAGCAGCGTGCCGCTGTCAAGGAAAAGGTTTGGGGCAACCTGAAATCGTTTGGTTCTTACAAGGAGACTGAGTTTTGAATACCAATCACACGCATCCTTTTCCCAGCATCATGCAAGCACAAATTGCTGAAAATAAACTCTTATTGACATGCCCATGTTGTCATTCAACTTGGATTAATTCACTTGAAAGCAAGGTAATTTATGAAGACCCATTTCATAAAATTTGGGGCGAAAGTGAACCTAGTGGTCACTATTTTATGTTTCACTGTAGAGAATGCGCCTCTGATTTGGAATTAAAAATTTTGCACAGATCTCCATTCCAAGAAGTAGAAGTCGTGTTCAAAAAAATTGAACACCTTGTACAGCAAAAACGAAAACCAATCAAACCAAGCGTTCGCTATCAAGTCCTTAAAAGAGATAACTACACGTGTCAGTCTTGCGGAGCCACAGTGCAAGACGGAGAAAAACTCGAGGTTGACCATATTACGCCAGTAAGCAAAGGCGGAACAAATGATATCGAAAATCTGCAGGTGTTATGCAAGACATGCAATATTGGAAAAAGCGACAAACATTGATTGCTATTTTACTTTTCAGCAGGAGGCTGAGTTTTGAACATTTTTTACGTTGATCATTTTCTTGATGAACGATCAGTTCAAAAGGCGACAAAGGAGGCTGAGCGAAGACAACTTGTCAATGAAAGTTGTGGGCTAAAAGGAAGAAATTCTGCTCCCGCTTTAGGTGCAAATTCATTGTCGATTCATGTTTTGGGCGCAAAAGGTGAACTTGCTGTCGCTCAATACTTGAATATGGAGGATGAAGTTTTTCAAGATCAAATTCCGACGCGTGGTTCCGTTGATCTTCCTCCGAACATTGATGTCAAGACTCGCTCAAGGCATTGGATGGATCTTGTTGTCCAACTAGATGACAGTTCGCAAAAAATATTTGTTCATGCAACATGTGAAAACGACTTTGTTCGTTTACATGGTTGGACGTATGGTCATCGTGTAATGCAGGATTGTTTTAAACAGGATCCTGCTGGTGGTCGTCCGGCTTATTTCGTTCGTGCCTCTGTACTTCATTCAATGACTTTGCTGAAGGACTTTTTGATCGATCTTGGTTATTTAAAATGAAACGCACTTTTGACACCGCATCTGCCGTCAAGATTCTCCGCGACGGCATCGCCAAGGGTTATTGGACTCTTGAGGATCTCGACAACCCACCACCCGGCACGCAGATGAACTTCGCTGATTACCGCAAGTTCTGCGTCGCGCAGGGTTACATCGGAAAGGAACCCGTGTATCGCAACCTCCTGCGCGATGCTGAAAAGAATCAGCAGGATGACTTCATTCTGTGAAACTCGTTACCATCACAGAAAGCAATGGCTACAGGATGCCCTTGCAGCGTCTTCCGCTAATTCAGCGAAACCCTGTAGGGCAACCGCGCTACTACTGGAACGAGGCGCGTCCTGATCTCAAATACACCTCGATCACGTCAATCTTATCTGCGACTCAATCTGAGAACACGAAGCATGCGCTTCGCAGGTGGAAGCAGAAAATCATCGCTGAAGGTGGTGATCCTGATGAAACCCGTGATCAGGCTGCTCGTCGCGGATCATTGATTCACGATTGGTTTGAGGCATTCCTGCACAAGCAGGCACCTGAACCACCGGAAGCCATCGCACCTTGGTGTGAACGCATCAAAGCATCACCGCTGTGGCAGCACCTTGATCATGTGGTCTGCACTGAGCATCAGGTGTGCAGTGATGAAGGAGCAGTACCATTCGCCGGTACTTTGGATGCTCTCGTCAAGCTCAACGGTGAGTTCGTCCTGCTTGACCTGAAGACCAAAGCGGAGAACAAGGCGAAGCCGACAAAGCAGATCACTGATGAGGCAATGTGCCAGATGCAGGCGTATCGGATTTGTCTGGCTGAGAATTACGGCATTAAGGTGGATCGCTTTCTGGCGTTGTACGTCTTCCCCGATCAGGCTGCTCACCCGGTTGCGGCATTTGGCAAGGAGCTGGAACGGCATGAGTCTCATTGGACACAACGAATTCAGGCGTTCGCGCTTCTCAACCCGTAGGGGTACGTGTATGATGTGGTCATGAGGCACCCGATCGCGCCTCTCGTCCCCACCATGCAAACCAAGCACTTTTACTTCCGCATCCCGTCCAAATCCATTCGCGATTACGTCGAAGCCTTCAGTTTCAATGACGCCAAAGCACGCGTCTGGCGCACGTATTCCGAATACATGGATGAAATCGTCTGGGAAGACACCACCAACCCACCGCCGGTTGAAGAAAAATGCGCCCGACTCTTTTTCTGACCTTTGCTCTTGTCATCGCTCTTTTCACTCAATTCACAATCACCAATGGACATGTATCAGAACACTGCCGAAGACTTGTTGCGCGAACTAGCGCATCTCAAGTCCAAAGAGCGTGCTTTGCTGGCTGACATCAAAGCCATCCAAACATTGCTGACGCATCACGTTGAAAATGGCGACCTTGATCACATCAAAACTGATGCTCCTAATACCTATCACTTTGAAGACACCAATTTCATCTTCAACACTGGTCGTGTTACTTGGAGCTACGACGATTGCAACGATGTGGTGGCTGCTCGTGAAAATCTCAAAGAGCTAGAAGAAACCGCACGCGCTATTGGTAATGCAGTGCAAAAGCAAGGCACACCTTTCTGGACTGTACGGGCATGATCCGTACAACAATCTGGGCATCGATCGCCCTGCTGTTCACCACGCCCGCTTATGCACGCACCGTCACCGCCACCGTTTACGACGGGTGGTATCACGGTCGCACCGCCTACTGCGGGCAAACCTATCAACACTGGGGAATCTCAGCAGCTCATCCTTGGTTGCCCTGCGGCACACGTGTTCGCGTTCAACACAAAGGACGTTCACTCACCGTGCCAATCACTGATCGCTGTGAATGCAACAGCATTGACCTTTCAGCAGGTGCTGCCTACCGCCTTGGTGTCCCGCTTGATGGCATCGGCAAAGTTCAAATTGCTTATTGAGATTTCCAAGTTCTACACACTACGAGGTTCAACAATGATTCAAGAACACCCGATAACCCCACCGCCTGAGCTGGTGGAGCAGTGGCTGGAGAGCACCAGCTCGCGTGACTGCATCGGAGCTTACCCGGCAAACTACGAGCATCTCATCTGCACCCACGCCGCCCGCTGGGGCGCTGATCAGGAGCTGGAGGCGTGTTGTGAGTGGCTTGATTCGCAGCATCACAGCACAACCTGGAGCAGTCGAATCCGCGCCGCCCGCCGACCCAAGCCGCCGAGCTTGAAGGACAAAGCGCTAGCCGCTTTGCAGGTCTTCGGACCGAGCGGTGATTTGACGCCTGACGAGATAGACGCCATCCGCCGCGCTCTTGAATCCCTGCCCGATTAGTCAGACCCACTAACCATCATGAATTCAATGATCGGTCCAATCGAGTTGCTCACACTTAAAACCAACAACCGCCTGCTCAAGCCCAAGCACCACGTCAATCAACAACAGGTGCGAGCAACACTCGAGGAACTTTCAAACCTCCTTGTCGCAGCCACCGACAAGAAAGACATGGATTCTCTTGATGCCTACAGCATCATCAATTGCATTCGCCTCATGGCACGCACACCGTCCGATTGCTTCGAATTAACCCAATCCTGAGGATGTCTCGACGACCAAATTGCACCTACAGGTTCTGCGCTGTCTGTGGAACAAAATTCACAACACAACCAAATTTCAAAGGACAAACCTGTTCTGGCAGTTGCAGAGGCAAACTTGCACGGACTAACTCAAGACGTTGGCAACCACGTGAAATTGAAATCTTGAAGGACATCGCTGAGTCAATGCCAAGCCATCAACTTGTTCGCGCCTTCAACAACGCAATTTGCGGTTGTGGCTTCAAAAAACGATCAACGTATTCGGTTTGGTCAAAGATGAAAGAACTTGGTTTATCAATTGATGCCAAGTATTCCGTCTACACACCAACCACCATCGCTAAAACTCTTGGCATCTCAGTTGATACCGTCAGAAGCTGGTTCAGGGCAAACCGCAAAAATGGTTTGAAGTTCTACAAGCAACGCCAAGCTCGTTGTTCAACCAAATACACCACCAGCAAAAACATTCGTGACTTCGCACGACTCAACCCAGAATGCTTTGGTGGTATTGACTTCGTTGATCTCTACATCCTTCTGGAAGATCTAAAACTCGTTGAATACATCACCGAAAACTTCCCGCGTCGCAACAAATCTGCCGCCACGCCTAAAAAAGTGCGCTGCATTGAAACCGGGCAAATCTTTAACTCACAAGCGGAAGCCGCAAAAGCCTTCTTCGTTACCGACAGCGTGATTTACGGAGCAGTCCGTTACGGATACGCCGCCAACAACCATCATTTCGAACGCATCGATCCATGAAGCACACCTGCTCCAATTGCGAAAGCACATCCTTCCGCGTCATCGAAACGCACCCCTGTGAGGATCACACCCTGCGGCAATTGCGCTGCCGAAAATGCGGTGAAAACCTCTTCACCCATGAGTACATCATGGACAAGGACGAATACTGTTGGCAGATGATTAGCGGTAAAAGCCGCCTTCGCCTGCGGCAGCCATGAACAACACCTACGCATGGAAAACCATCGGCGTGCCTGCTCCACAAGGCAGCAAGAAGCACGTCGGCTTTGGACGCATGGTTGAGTCTTGTAAGGCTTTGAAACCTTGGCGTGAAGCGATCATCGCTGATGCACGGCAACAAGGCGTCACCGCACCCATCGAGACTCCCATCGGTGTTGCACTGGTGTTCTGCTTCCCGCGTCCCAAGGCTCACTTCACCACCAACGGGCAAGTCAAGGCGAATGCACCGAAGTACAAAACCACCCGCCCAGATCTCGATAAATGCGTCAGGGCAGTGCTGGATTCGCTAACCCTTGCAGGCATGATCAAAGACGATTCGCTCGTGTACAGCCTTTCGGTGTACAAGCGTTTCTGCGGGCAGAACGAGGATCCCGGCGTTCACATCACCGTCATGGACACCGAAACATTGCCATTTAAATAAAAGTAGTTCTAGTTTGTAATTACGTTCGACCCACATGGGTTGCAGAACATCCGCAATGTGGAACGGGATTGCGGGTACTGCCGGAGCGGCTATGTCCAACCTCAATCCACTGCAGCTCATTAAGCAGCAGATCCAACGTCAACAGCGTCTGCATGACGCCCAAATGCTTCTAGCCAAGGCGTATCGTGGCGTCCCTTACACCGATACCCAGCACACCCAAGCGGTTGATGCTGATCTGACCTACAGAGGCATCCAGCACCACGTGACCCACTAGGTGCTATACTCTGTTTGCGATTGGGTCGTCCCGTGCTGAGGCAGTGGTCTCACCGGGGCGATTTTTTTATGATGCACTCATGGCAATCCAAAGCATCGAGTTTGATGTCAACCCGATCTTGCGCAAGCTTGATCGCATGCAACGCCTTGAGGTGCCTTTCGCCGCTTCAGTCGCTTTGAATCGCGTTGCTGCATCGATGAAGGAACGATTGCGGCAAGAAATGAGGACAACATTCAATAATCCCGTTCCGTTTACCCTCAATAGCCTTTACGTTAAATCATCAACTAAAACCAACCTTGAAGCTGAAGTTGGACTCCGGGAGTTTGCACCAAAAGGCAATCCGGCAGTCAAATACCTAGCACCTCAAATTTATGGTGGTCCGGCATATGACACGCGATTCCAGAAATCCTTGAAATACAAAGGACTGCTTGCTGGCAGTCAATACGCAATCCCGACGCAATCTGACTTCCTTCGCAGGAATCAATACGGCAACGTCACGCCTGGGCAGTACACCGAAATCCTCTACAGCCTTGAGGCTTTCCGTGATTCAAGTGCTTTTGTATATGCCAAATACGCCAAACGCAAACGCGCAACCAATCAATACTTTGCGGTCAGGCAGAAGACGGGAAAACTTTATCCGGGTATCTATCGCACCAATGTGCCTGCTGGATACGAGCAGGATCGTGCCGTGTTCTGGTTTACGCGTACACCCACGTACACCGGCAAATTCAAATTCTTTGATGTCGGAAGGAATCACGCTTCTCAAATCTGGAACAAGGAATTTGGACGCGCACTTTCAGAATCAATCGCGAGTCAAAAACTGTAAGTTCTTGCGAGGTATCGGTTATAGGCGGCATGCCGAAGTTCTTGCGGTGGGTCGGTTATAGGCAAAATGCCAAAGTTCTTGCAAGGAGTCGGTTATAAGGAGAAGTCGGTTATAGGGTCTTTCCGCGTTTGGAAATGATAATGAGAATCATTCTCAATATGCTGGCAGCCGCATAAGAGCATGCCCTGACAGGCTGATAATGAGAATCATTCTCGCAAGGTCAGCAAGAAACACTGATAATGAGAATCATTCTCAAAAGCTATGTGGCAGGTTGGGAATGGGAATCATTCTCACGGTTCCCGCCGCACGATTCCCGCTGTGGGGTCGCCCGTTGTTTTCGGGTCGCTCTCCCTGTATATGGGTCGGCTGTGCGGACCGTTTCCCAGGTGCATCCACACGCTCGCCCTTCCGTCACGTGCCTGTCACCGCTCCGCCGGATCGAACCGGCTCACCATGCCGCACGCTATGCCAATCGCCGCACCGGTACAAATATTGCGTGATTTCGGCAACGTTTCTCGCCGCCCGTACCGATACCGGCAATAATGGGTGCAAGCGCGGTTCCCAATCGCTCCGCCGCGCTTCCCGAAATCATGACTCTCACCGCCTTTCTCTTCTGGGGATTTCTTCCCCTTCTGCTGATCATCGCTCTGGTTGATCTGGCGACGATGTCGCAAGCCCGCCGCGTCCGCATGCTCCGCCGTTGTGGCATGACGCAAGCCGCCATTGCCGACCGTCTGCAAATCAGCCGCTACCGCGTCCGGCAGGCTCTCGCATGACCGGTCCGATCCTTCCCGGAGAATCAGCCGATCTGATCCGCTCCGCTCCTTCCTATCGCCCGACTCTGGCGATCCTGCCCACAGAATCCGCCGCTGTGGCAGATCTCGCCCGGCTCTCCTATCTGCAGGGTCTCGCCGACGCTGAGGCTCCCGATCAAGACCTAGACCCTTTCGCCTGATTAAGCATGAAGACCTTTCTCCTTACGTTTGAAACCGCGCAAGGCATCACCCGCCAAATCGAAATCGAGGCTCACTCTGTCGACGGTGCTCTCGCCAAATGGGATCTAATCCGTCAGCCCGGCGATTTTTTGGACGCCATCGGCGAACCGTTCCGCATGCAGTGGGCAAATGACTGACCGCCTAAAGGTGGGCGATCGCGTCCGCTACAGCTCCCGTTTCTGCCGCACCATCGGAGCCATTTCCGGCTTCACGCCTCAAACACGTGGCACCATCGTCAACCTATGGGGAATCGCTTCCGATTTCGCCGAGATCCTATGGGATTTCACCGGACCGGACGGCACCCGCAGAGGCGGCGCCCATCTCTCCGCTCTCGAGAGGCTCCGCTAATGCATCCGATCGACGTACCGCTCTGGCTTGAACGTGAAGAGATCGCCGAGGAAGAACGCGCAGCCTTTATCGCTGAAAACGATCTGCCCGAAGATTGGCAGCCCGACCCCGAGGATCTGGAATCCTGGTGGTTTTCGTCTGAACCCTGAACCCAATCCAACCCAATCGCATTAGTCCCATGCTCTCTGCTCTCCGCTTCCACCTAACCCGAGTCAGCTCAAACGTCAAAACCGGACCGATCCCGGTCAGCACTTCATCCCGTGCGAGCTGTTCCCCGTCTTGCCCATTTCTTGCTAATGGCTGCTATGCGGAAACCGGACCGCTTGCGCTTCATTGGGCAGCCGTCACCCGTGGCGATCGTGGCGTACCTTTCGCTGATTTCCTGCAATCAATCCGCACTCTGCCGAAAGGTCAGATCTGGCGACACAATCAAGCGGGCGATCTGCCGCACAGCGCCGGTAGGATCTCTCGCCGCTTCATCCGGGGAATCGTTGCCGCCAACCGTGGCAAGCGTGGTTTCACTTACACCCACCATGACCTCAGCAAAGGTGAGAACGCTGCCCTGATCCGTTACGCGAACAAGAACGGATTCCGCGTGAACGTTTCAACCGAAACCGAAACCGCAGCAGATCATGCCATCGCAGCGGGCTTGCCTGCCGTCTTGGTTGTGCCATCAACCGAAACTCGCAAGGCATGGAGAACGCCTGCAGGAAATGCCGTGCTTGTTTGCCCTGCGCAGCGGAGTGACACCAAGACCTGCGCCGATTGTCAGCTCTGCGAGCGAAGAGGCTCACGCGTGGCGATTGCCTTCATCGCTCACGGAACCGGCAAGCGCAAGGCAGATCAGGCAATCGCAGCGGTTCACTGACTTCCCTGCCCATACCCTCTCGCCCGGCATGCCCGGGCTTTTTTATTGCCTGCCTTTATTGATAACGCGTCGCAATTGCAATGAGGCTAGGACTTGCGGGACTTGCGTTATTGCAATCGCCTCTCAATTGCAGGAGCTGGGCATCACAATTGAGAATAATTCTCATTATCACGTTGATAGCAAGAATGATAATCGTTCTCAGTTGGTATAGCTGTACTAGCCTAATTGATTCTCATTTGCGGGTCCTTGCTGCGAAAATCGGTGCAGGTAATTTCGAACCCCCTTTCTTCGCTAGCGCCAGAATTATGCGTGTCGCAGCATGGACGCATCTGAGACGCTTAAGACGCCCAAAATCGAAAAGTTGACAATTATATGCCAAGAAAACGCTGTCAGGGGCTATTTCGCTTAAAACGTCGCTGTTGCGCTTAAATTGCGCCTATGCACACTTGCAACACCAAAGAACTCGCTGAGGCACTGGGGATCACGCAGGCGCGGATCAGCCAGATGAAGAGTCAGGGCAGGTTCGAAGGATGCTTCACGGTTGATCGCAACAAGATTGCTTGGGACAAGGAAGCCGCGATCAAGGCGTACAAGGAAGGCAACCCGCTTGTCTCAGTGAGTCCCACGCGTAAGACATCGGAAGAGCTTGAAATCCCGAGTTTCAATGAGAGTCGTGCAAAGTCAGAACATTTCCGTGCAGAGCTGGCACGGCTGGATCTTGAAGTCAAAGAGGATCAGTTGGTGGAGGTGTCTCGCGTGCAGCGTGAGGCATTTTCGGCTGCACGTGCTGTGAGAGATGCGTTGAGCAACATCCCAGATCGCGTGAGCAATCAGATGGCTGCAGAATCTGACCCGGTGGTCATCCACCAAACATTGACGGCAGAGATCCGTAAGGCATTGGAGACGTTGACCGATGCGTGATGGCGCACTGATTTACCGCTCAGCCTTTGTCGATGGCTTGAAGCCTGACCCAGATCTGACGGTCAGCCAATGGGCGGATCAGTACCGGATGCTTAGCAACAAGGCGTCTGCTGAACCCGGACCGTGGCGTACTGAAAGGACTCCTTACCTCAAGGAGATCATGGATTGCATGTCCGCCAACTCCGCCGTGCAGAAGGTGGTGTTCATGGCTGGTGCGCAGCTCGGCAAGACCGAAGGCATCAACAACGTCGTTGGTTACATGATTGCCCATGCTCCCGGTCCAGCACTTTTTGTGCAGCCGACGATTGAGATGGCTAAAAGATTGAGTAAACAGCGATTGGATTCGCTGATTCATGAAACACCCTGCCTCGCAGCAAAGATCGCTCCCGCTCGAAGCCGCGATTCAGGCAACACGATGTTCAGCAAGGAATTCCCAGGCGGGATACTTCTACTTACGGGTGCCAACTCCGCTACGGGGTTACGTTCTGCTCCTTGTCGCTGGGTGCTTCTTGATGAGGTTGATGCTTTCCCATCAGATGTGGACGGTGAAGGAGATCCTTGTGCGTTGGCGGAACGTCGTGCTTCAACGTTCAGTCGGCGGAAGATCATCCTGACCTCGACGCCAACGGTCAAAGATACGAGTCGGATTGAAACGGAGTATTTGGCATCGGATCAACGCCGATATTTTGTCCCGTGCCCACATTGCGATCACATGCAATGGCTGCAGTGGAAGAACTTGCAGTGGCGTGACGGTGATCCAAAGACTGCTGCGTATGTCTGCGAGGCTTGCGGGTGCCACATACCAGAGCATTACAAGAGCGAAATGCTTCGCAAAGGTGAGTGGCGTCCGACTGCTACAAGCCAAGATGCACGGACGGTTGGCTTCCATTTGTCCTCCTTGTATTCACCACTTGGATGGAAAAGTTGGGAAGAGATTGTGACGGAATTTTTACGTGCGAAAAACGACGCGCCGTTGCTCAAAACCTTTGTCAATACTGTCTTGGGCGAGACGTGGGAAGAGGAGACGGGAGCAAAACTTGGGGCGGAAAGCCTTTCGGAACGAGCCGAGTTCTACCCCGCTAGCGAGGTTCCCACTGGTGCCAGCATCTTGACCGCTGGTGTTGACGTACAAGACAACCGGGTTGCTGTGGGACTGTATGCGTGGGGAGTTGGTGAGGAGTGCTGGTTGATCAGCCACACAGAGATTTACGGCGATCCAGCCGGACAGAAGTTGTGGGAACAAGTTGATGACCTACTGCTAAGGGACTATCCGCATGCCGACGGCGGAAGACTCAAAGTTGCGGCAATTGGAGTGGACTCTGGCGGTCACTTCACGAGCGAAGTTTATGCGTATGCCAGAAGTCGAAAGGGGAAAGGAGTGTTTGCTTTGAAAGGACAATCAGTGCGGAACAAACCGCCGATAGGGAAGCCTTCCAAGGTTGATATTAACTACAAAGGTCAAGTGTTGAAGAATTCGGCTGAGGTATTTCCTGTCGGTACGGACACGATCAAATCAACATTGTTCGGTCGGATGAAGCACAACGAGGTTGGTGCTGGGTATATCCACTTCCATGCGGAAGCTGGTCAGGAATACTTCAAGCAACTGACGAGTGAGAGGCAGGTCGTCCGTTACGTCAAGGGTTTTGCCATCCGCGAATGGAAGAAGAAGGCAGGTGATCGCAACGAGGCACTGGATTGTTTCGTGTACAGCTACGCCGCGCTGCACTTCCTGTATATGAGGTTCAACCGAAACACGATTTTTGAGCAATTTGATCGTGCCGTTGCAAATGCATCAAAAAAGGATGAAAACGTGCAAACACAACAGGTGAAGCAGGAGTCGCCATACCGCCCGCCGCAACGTAGACTTCAGAGGCGAGCATCCTCATTTGTGACAAGCTGGTGAGCATCCTTGTACCGGATTTGATCTACGCAGGCGATACCGTCGTGTTCGACGTGCCTTCGTTCAAGGATGCGATCGGCACTGTCATCGATAGCGGCACGTACACGATGAAGTGGTACGCCCGCACGAACGTTGCTTCAGAAGGCGCAACAATCACTGGTACGGCAGAAGGTACGGGTTGGCGGATTACCGTTCCCGCTGCCACCACCGCAAACTTTGACGCTGGCTTGTGGACGTGGCAGGCAATCGCCACCTACAGCACCCTTCAGTACACCGCTGGTCGCGGTCAGTTCACCGTCAAGGCAACTGCTGCTTACACCAGCACGCCCGGTGCATTTGATGATCGCAGCCGCGCAGAAATCGACCTCAGCTACGTCGAAGCTGCAATTCGCACCCTGTCTCAAGGCGGAATGGTGCAGGAATACAGCATCGGTGGTCGCAGCCTGCGTCGTTACAAGATGACTGAACTGCTCGAATTGCGCAGCACGTTGCAAAATGAGGTTGCAATGGAGCGACGCCGCGAAAAGATCCGTCAGGGTCTTGGTAATCCCGGTCTCGCCAAAGTGAGGTTCCGTTAATGGCTTTCTTGGGGTTTGGTCGTACCAACGCGTTGCGTAAGCAATTGCAAGAGGCGAAGGAGAGGAACTGGAATCTCAAGCGTGCTTATGCCGCTGCACAGAACAATCGCCTTACTTCTGATTGGATCAGTCAGGCGACTTCTGCTGATAGTGAAGTTCGCGGCAGCATCCGCATGTTGCGGAACCGCGCACGACAGCTTGTTCGCGATTCAGATTTCGCCAAATCTGCGCTTCGTGCCGTAAAAAATAATGTTGTCGGCACGGGCATTCGTCATCAAGCGCAAGTGCGCATGCAGCGTGGTGGTCGCCTTGCTGATGACATCAATCGCCGCATCGAGGAAGAATTTGATCGCTGGACAAGCGCCAAACGTTGTCATGTTGGCGGCAAGCTGAGCTGGTACGACATCCAACGTCTTGCTGTCACTTCAATGCTCGAATCGGGCGAGGTGTTCATCCGCCTTGTTCGTCAATCGTTCGGCAACAGCAAGGTGCCGCTTGGTCTTGAGCTGATCGAATCTGATCTGCTGGACGATGACTACAACACCATCACGAAAGATGGCAATGAAATTCGAATGGGTGTTGAGATTGATAAGTGGGGACGCCCGATCGCGTATCACTTCTTTGATTATCATCCCGGCGATTATCAATTCAGCTACGCCAACAAAGCAGTCAAGAAACGAATCCGTGTTCCCGCTGATGACATCGTCCATCTGTATTTGATCGATCGTCCCGGTCAGACGCGTGGTGTTAGCGCGTTTGCTACGGCAATCATGCGGCTTCGTAATTTGTCTGGATACGAAGAAGCAGAGATTGTCGCGGCTCGTGCCAGCAGCAGCATGATGGCGTTCGTTAAGACGCCTGATCAGGAGTTATTTGAGGATGGCACGTTTGATCAGGAGTCTGTCCTCGACTTCTCACCCGGCAGCATCCGTCGATTGGCACCGGGCGAAGAAATGCAATTCTTCACTCCCAATCGTCCTGATGATGCGTTTACTCCTTTTGTCCAGCAGATGCTGCGAGCTGTGGCTGCTGGGATTGGCTGTAGTTATACGCAGGTCAGCAGCGATTTCTCGCAGAGCAATTACAGCTCTTCGCGGTTAGAGCTGCTTGAAACCCGCACGCACTACAAGGTGCTGCAGCAGTATTTGATTGAATCACTGTGTGAAGAGGTCTACGAGCGTTGGCTCGAGATGGCAGTGATGGCTGGTGTCCTTGATCTGCCCGGCTTTGAATCAAATCCCGGACGGTATGAAGAAGCCAAGTGGATTGCACCTGCTGCTCAGTTTGTTGATCCGCAGAAGGAAGCTTCTGCTTACAAAGATCTGATCCGCAGCGGCATCATGACCCTTTCACAAGTCATCGCTTTGCATGGTGGTGATTTCGAGGATCAAATGCGTCAACGGCAGCATGAACTTGCGGTTGCCGATGAGCTTGGCATTGTCCTCGATACTGATCCTTCACAGGTCTCCAATAACGGTGTAAGTCAGCCGACTCCTGTACCACCTACAGAACATCCGGTACAACATGAAGAAGAACCTGAATTGGAAGACATAGACTGATGAGCAAAGCATTCGTCGAACTCATGAAACGCGAAGCACGAGGCTTTGCACCGACTGGTGTCCAGAAGCGTTCTGCGCCTGAAATTGAGCCGGTCGAAGAAGGTCGTCCGTATCCCAACGAACATGCTGCACGCCTGACTGATCCTGATCAGTACGACAGCATCCGCCGCGTCAATGATGAATTCGGCGCTGGTATCGATGCAATTTATGGCATTAAAGAAGGCACCAGCGAACTACAAGCAATCCGCTTTGATGCTGATCGCTTTACACCCGCAGAAGCACGTGAATGGCTTAGCGAGCATGACTTTGATCCGATGATGTTTGAAGAAGCAACTGGTGAACGCGAAGAAGAGCGTGCTGCACCTGATGCATTGAAAGTTGGTGATTTTGTCGAATGGGATTCAAGTGGTGGTACTGCACGCGGCAAAATCAGTCGAATTGCACGCGATGGCGTGATTGAAGTGCCGGATTCTTCCTTTACGATTAACGCATCTGAAGAAGATCCCGCTGCTTTAATTCGCGTGTACAGAAAAGACGGCGATGGTTACGCAGAAAGCGATACTGTCGTTGGTCATCGCTTTTCTGAATTGCGCAAAATTTCGGCGTTGCGTTTCCTTGAAGGCGAGACTGTAAAGCGTTCTTTCACTGCTGAATTCCGCAGTGCTAACGAAGATCGCACCCTTGAGTTTCCATTCGCCAGTGAAGCACCCGTAGAGCGTTATTACGGGATGGAAGTATTAAACATGGATGCAAAATCCATGGATCTCACTCGCCTCAACGACGGCGCACCTCTTCTTTATCAGCACGATCCAGATCGGATTGTTGGTGTTGTTCAAAAGGCATATATCAAGGACAAGCGTGCATATGCACGTGTGAAGCTCGCGAACAATGAACTTGGACGCGAAATGCAGGAGCTGATCAAGGATGGAATCATCCGTAACGTCAGCTTCGGCTACAAGATCAATGCGATGGAAGCCGATGAGTCCACTTCACCAGTGACTTATCGTGCTACCAACTTTCAACCGTTTGAGATTAGCTTGGTGACCGTGCCTGCTGATCAATCGGTTGGCATTGGTCGCAGCGCCTTTAATAATAAAGGCGTAGATACGGCGTCAGCCGTGGAAAACACCTTCAACGGAGTTACTACCGTGGATCAAAACCTCAACGTTGAGGCTATCCGCGCTGAGGCTGTACAAGCCAAGGCGAAGGAAGCAGCCGACATGATCGCCCTTGGTCAACGTACCAAGAACATTGAACTGGCTCAGGAGTTCATCGCTAACTCCCGCAGCCTTGATGAGCTTCGTACCGCCCTTCTCGAAAAGATGGGTGTGCAGGAAAAGCCCATCAACGCTAAGGACGCCGAAATCGGCATGTCCAGCAAAGAGCGTCGTGAGTACAGCTTCGTGCGTGCCATCAACGCTCTGGCTCACCCCAACAGCCAAGAAGCTCAGCGTGCTGCTGGTTTCGAACTCGAGGTCAGCCGTGCTGCACAGGAGAAGTCCGGTAAGGAAGCTCGTGGCATCCTGATCCCTGCCGATGTGCTGGGTTTTGGTCGTCGCGATCTGACCGTCGGCTCTGCTTCTGGTGGTGGTGATCTGGTCGCTACCGACCTGATGAGTGACAGCTTCATCGACCTGCTCCGTAAGGCTCTGGTTCTGCAAACTGCAGGCGCCAACGTCATGACCGGTCTGCAGGGCATGGTTGCAATTCCCCGTCAATCCGGCGGTGCAACCACCTATCACGTGGCTGAATCCGGTGCCATCACCGAATCCCAGCTCACCGTTGATCAGGTGACGATGCAGCCTCGCACCATCGGTGCGCTGACTGACTACAGCCGTCGCCTTCTGCTTCAGTCCAGCATCGACATCGAGAACCTCGTCCGTCGTGATCTGGCTCAGCAGATTGCTATCGAAGTTGAGAACCAAGCCATCAACGGCACCGGCACCGGTTCTTATCCGCTTGGTTTCCTGAACGTTACCGGCATCAACACTGAGTCTGGCTACACCACGTTTGCTGATTATGTGAACGCTGAAGCTGCTCTCAGCACCGATAACGCTCTGCAAGGCACCCTTGGTTATCTGATGAACTCCGCTCTGCGCGGAACCCTGAAGACCACCGAGAAGGCTTCTGGCACCAACGGCATCTTCGTTTACGAAGCCGACAACACCATCAACGGTTACTCGGCTTATGTGTCCAACTCCATGCCGAACAACACTGCGGTGTTCGCTAACTTCAGCGACATCATGATCGGCTTCTGGAGCGGTCTGGACATCATGGTTGATCCTTACACCGGTTCCGCTTCCGGCACCGTGCGTGTGGTCGCCATGCAGGACTATGACGTGGCTATCCGTCACCCTGAATCCATCTGCAAACTGTCCTGATAACGCGGAGCAGGTATGCGCATCAAAATGCTGAGGTCAACAATTGTTGATCTGAAACAGGTTCACGAAGGCGATTTCGTCGAAACGGACCACAAATCAGCACTTCTGCTGATCGGCATTGGCAAAGCTGTACCTGCTCCTTTATCTCAGGAAGTTGTGATCGAGGCTGACGAAGAGCCTCAAATCAGCAAACCCGCTCCCAAACGGAGAAAGACCAATGATCCACAACCTCGGGTCTAAGACCTACGTCGCCAGCCTGCTTGGCGCTGATTCTCGTAGCTCCACTGCTACCGGCACCGGTTTCGACCTGCAAGGGTCTAACGATGCCGAAGGTGAAGCCATTGTCATCCTTGATTCTGAGGCTGGCAGCGGCACGACTCCTACCCTGAACGTGAAGCTTCAGGACTCGGCTGATAACTCTGCTTGGGCAGACATCACCGGCAAGGTCTTCACTGAAGTCACCGATGCCGCTGCTTCCCTGCAGAAGATCACCATCAACACCAACGATGTGCGCCGTTATGTGCGTGCTGTTGGCACGATCGCTGGTACTACTCCTGCTTTCGTGTTTGGCGCAACTCTTGTTTACAGCAAGAAGTACGGCAACTGATCCTGATGGCGCTTTCTGAAACGCTGGCTTTCTTGAACACTGACGAGTTTGGCGTTACTTGCCAAATTGGTGCAGGTGCAAGTTTTGTTGGCATTTTGGATTCGCCTGTGGATGTGATCGCGGGTGGTATGGCTTTGAGTCGGGAGTATTTGCTTACGGCGAAAACTTCTGATGTAAGTTCTGCCACTCGCGGCACTTCTATCACTGTTGGTGGTTCGTCTTACACCGTGCGTGAAAACCGCGCAATTGACGACGGAATTTTTTCTGAGTTGTTGTTGAGCAAGGTCTGATGGCTCGTGTAATTGGTCTCAGCGGCGAACTTTCCGACAACATTCATTCTTTTGACACTGTTACCACGGTGAGTGCTACAAGCGCGGTGGAGGTGCAGGCGACGTTATTTACATTTCAACATGTCGTCACTGGCGGCAGCGTGACGTTTAAAGAGCAGGGCAGTCTGGACGGCACAAACTGGTACGACCTCGCCGATGCAAAGACAAAGGGTGCTGGCACCTTCTGTGATCACTATGACGGCATCATGGCGCGTTATATCCGCATGAACGTGACGGCGATTGATAACGGCGAAACAATTACTACGACTCTGGCTTGCACGTGATGGCAGATACACGTCGCGAATTGATCCTTTCGAGGATTGCAAGCAACCTCAGCAGCATCACTGGTGCAACTGTTTACCGCAGCCGTGTTGAGCCTCTTGCACGTGGTGAATGCCCAGCAGTCATTGTCGAGCCGGTCACGGATCAGCCGTCTGAAGTTTTTTCAAGCAAGCTGCAATGGTCATTGCGCGTTCGGGTGAGCGTTCTTGTTCGCGCTAATAATCCTGATGATGACGCGGACGAATACACTCAACAGGTCCATAAAAAAATCATGGACGATCCGACCTGCAATGGGTATGCGTTAGACATTGATCCTGATCGTGTTGATTTCAGCCTTTACGAAGCGGATATTCCCTTGGTTGTGATTAGCATGGATTACATGGTCATGTATCGTTCAGCGCGATCTGACCTGACCACGGCAGGTTAATCTCATGGCCAAGAGCAAAACTCCCAAGCCTGTACCTAATCCCGGCGTCGGAGGTACTTATCTCTTTGACGTTGTGACCGGTGAGCTTAAACTGTTGACAGAAACTGATCTCTTAGGAGACCAAACCGATGGCGAAGCTTTACCGGAAGCGGACCGTCCTTGTTAAGACTGAGTCAACGTACGGCACGGATTCCACTCCGGCTGGAAGCGACGCTGTCCTAGTTAGGAACCTTGAAATCACCCCAGTTGAATCTGAGGTTCTCACCCGAGACCTGATTCGTCCTTACCTGGGCAATTCTCCTCAGTTGATTGCCAACACTCGTGTGGTGGTGACCTTTGAGGTGGAATATGCAGGTTCTGGCACTGCTGGCACTGCTCCTCGTTATGGCGGCTTGCTCAAGGCTTGTGGCTTTAGCGAGACCGTGGTTGCTAGCACCAGCGTTACCTACGCACCTGTCTCCAGCAGCTTTGACTCCGTCACCATCTACTTCTCCCTTGATGGTGTGCGTCACAAGGTGACTGGCGCACGTGGCACCTTCTCGTTGAATCTGACCGCCAACCAGATCCCGATCATCTCTTTCACGATGACCGGTCAGTACAACGCTCCCACCGATACTGCAGATCCGACCCCGACCTACACCAATCAGGCGGCACCTCAGATCTTCAACGACACCAACACCACTGCCTTCACCCTGTTTGCATCAAGCAGCATTCCGCTGCAAACTTGCACACTTGATGTGGGCAATGAGGTTGTTTACCGCGAATTGGTTAACAGCAACAAAGAAGTCAGTATCGTGAACCGCGCTGGTAGCGGCAGCCTCACCATTGAGATGGTCGCCTTGGCAACCAAGGACTTCTTCTCTAATGCTGTGGCAGGCACCACTGGTGCTTTTAGCATCACGCATGGCACTACTGCTGGAAACATCATCGACCTGGCTACCGCTTCTGGTGGCGTCAGCCTTGGTGGTCCCACGTATGCAGAAGACAACGGCGTTGTTATGCTGAACCTGCCGTATACTCTCGTACCCACTTCCTCGGGTAACGACGAGTTCACTCTGGCTTACACCTAAACCGCATGGCATTCGTTCTTAAGAAGACTGCAACGTACAAGTGGCCGGTTTCAGTAGAAACACCTATTGATGGCGGCAAGTTTGAAAAACAAACGTTCGATGCAGTCTTCAAACGAATGAGCCGTTCGTCTTTTGTGGATTTGCTTGAGAAGGGTGAGGATGCCCTTGTTGAGCAAATCCTTGAAGGCTGGGACGGTGTTCTGGATGATGATGGGAAAGAAATTCCTTTCACCCAGAAAAACAAAAAAGAAATGTTGGATGATCCTTATGTCATCCGAGGCTTGATCACTGCTTACGCCGATAGCGTTGCAGGGGTGCTGGCAAAAAACTAGAAGACGCCGCACGTCATTGGTGCGGCATGGCTCAGGCAGGTGAAGAAGAAACCGACGAAGATTTAAAGGCTTTGGGCTTGATGCCTGAAGCCATTGCTGATTTGCAATCACGCAAAGACGCTGAAGACTTCGAGGTATGGGAGGAAAACTTAGAAACAGTTCAAATGTTCATGCGCATGCAGACGCAATGGAACGTCGGAGTTAGCGGTGCTGTCGGTTTGAACTACCCGAGTCTGGAATGGCTCTGTAAGCTGTATGCAGTGATGGATCCGGTCGCCTTGTTTGAAGGTATCCGCATCATGGAAGCAACTGCGCTTACCTGCTTTCAAGAACAACGGAGTAAGTAATGGCTGATCAATCCACGGTATTGCGCGTCAGAGCCGAGGTTGAAAACCTTGAAGGTTTAAATCGTCTGCGAGTTGCAGTTCGTGGTGTTTCTACGGAAGCAAAAGCCAGCAGTAACGACTTCAATAAATTATTGGATAGTGTTCGCAGCCTAGATACTGCAACTAACCGCTCGATCAACGGTTTACAGCGTCAAAAAGAAGCTTTTGATGCGATTCGTCGTTCCGCCAATCTGGGTAGTGATGCATTTAAGCAAGCAACGGCAGAGATTGCGCGTCTTGATAAGCAGCTAGCACAAGTAGAAGGCAAGCAAGCTGGTGGCCGTGGTGCGAAGCTTGCTCAAACGCTTGGTGCCGTTGCGTCTGGTGGTGTTTTCGGCGGTCCTGAAGGATTCGTTGGCGGTGCTATTGGTGGCGCCGTTGGTGGCGTTCCTGGCGCATTGGCTGGCGCTGCGATTGGTGCGCAGGTTGGTGCTTTACGTCAACAGCTTGGGGCTATAGCCGAAAACGTTGCTCAGATTAACAAATACAAAATTGCTCTTGCGGGCGTCAGTAAGGATCAAGCTGATTACACAAAAAGTATTGATGATGTAACGCAATTAAGCAAAGCATATTTGTTGCCTTTGCGTGATGCCACTGAGCAATACACCAAATTGAAGGCATCTGTTGTAGGTGCTGGTCTCAGCACAAAAGAAACCACTTCTGTTTTTAAAGGTATTGCATCTGCCGTCATTGCCACTGGTGGCCGCGCAGAAGATCTTAATTCTGCGCTACGCGCTACTGCGCAAGTATTCAGCAAAGGCAAAGTTTCCGCTGAAGAATTGCGTCAGCAAATTGGTGAAAGACTGCCAGGTGCATTCACGATTTTCGCGCAAGCTATTAACAAAACTCCACAGCAATTAGACAAAGCATTGGAAGAAGGCAAGGTTACTCTTGCTGATTTCTTGAAATTCAGCGATGAATTGTACAAGCGATATGGCGAGACAGCGCAAATCCTTGCTGATGCACCTGAAAACGCGGGCGCAAGATTAAAAGTATCGCTTGATTTTGCAACTGTTGCTTATGGCGGTTTCTTCCAAGTTGTAGGGGCTGGCTTTCAAAATTATTTCCGCGGATTGATTGAATTTGCCCTTAAAAACGAGGAAACTATTAAGCGAGTCGTCACCGTTTTGGCTATTGGTTTTAATGAAATCGGCAAACTTGTTGGCGGTTTGGCCAAATTTGTTGTCGGCGTCTTCAACGCTGTATTTAGCACAATCCTAGGCAACCTTGATACGGTTCTATCCCGTGTAGAAGAGGCTATTAACAGGGCAAAGGCAGCTCAATCGTTGACGCCACAGCGAATAGAGCAGTTTCAAACGCAGGCGCGAAAAGAAACTGAAACAAAGTTTGGCTTTTTCACTTTCTTAAAAGCTGGCGAAGCTGAAAAATTTTACACCAAACGTTTCAATGAGCTGATAGATGGCGCAACTAAAGCGGCAAAATCTACGGGCTATACAGAAAAAATTCAAAATATTATATTTCCAGAATTTACGCCATCTGCTTTTGGCGCTGGAGCCGGACAACCATTGGCACCTGGGCAAGAGGCTGACGGGGGTGAGGCTAAAAAGAAAAAAGGAAAAGAAATTGTCGATCTCACAAAAGAAGAACTTGACTTAATCAAGGAAATTAATAATTTTGAACAAGCTGGATTAACCATAAAAGCCAATGCGGCTCAATTTAGACTTGATGAACTACAGACAGGTCTAAAATTTGAACGGGGTCAAATTGGACGGAATCAAGCAATTGCCGAAAGCCTCAGAAATGAAAGCAAACTTCGCAAATCGATTGAAGCTGAATTTCAAGGATTCGGAGAACAAGTAATAAAAGCACTTGATGTTCAAAAGGAAATCAACAAAGTGCTTCAAGATGCCGAAATTAAGTCTGGAAAAATTAACGAAGAAGAGGCAAAACGATTAATAATTATTCGGCAAATTGATGAATTTATAGCCAAATACCCAACGGCTACTGAACAGCAAATTGAGCGTTTACGCGCTGCGCTTGAACAAGCTAATAAAGCAAAAACATTTGCGGAAAACTTTAGGTCTGCATTTAAATCTGTCGGCGATGCAGCTTTAAATCTTGGCTCAAATTTGGCAACATCACTTGGCAATGCTTTTTCCTCCTTAGGTGATCAACTTGTTGAATTTGCCATTAACGGAAAAGCTACTTTTGCTGATCTGACTCGTTCGGTCCTTGCTGATCTTGCCAAGATCTTCGCTCGCGCAGCAATTTTTGCCACTCTCAAAAGTGTTTTTCAAGGCAGCTCAGTTGGCAAATTATTTGGGTTTGCAATGGGTGGTGTCATGACCCCTAACGGTCCAATGCCTCTCAAGCGTTACGCAAACGGTGGTATTGCCAGCGGTCCGCAATTAGCAATGTTTGGTGAGGGCAGCCGTCCTGAAGCCTATGTGCCACTGCCTGATGGACGCAGCATCCCCGTCACCATGAGAGATGGTGGCTCTGTTGGCAATGTGGTTGTCAATGTCGACGCTTCTGGTACTAAGGCACAAGGAGACCAGCCAAACGCTGCTGCATTGGGACGTGCCATTGGCGCTGCAGTGCAGGCAGAATTGATCAAACAGAAACGTCCGGGAGGCTTGCTTTCCTAATGGCTACTTTTCCTAATATCGCTCCAAATTATGGAGTAACCAAAAAAAGTGCTCCAACAAATCGTGTCGTAAAATTTGGCGATGGTTATGAACAAGTTTTACGTTTCGGTTTAAATCAAAATCCTAAAACTTGGGATTTAACTTGGGCGAACATTACAGAAGCGCAAGGCGACACTATCGAAGCATTTTTAGATGCTCGCGCAGCCGATGGTGACGCATTTGATTGGACACCACCAGACGATTCAACTTCCTACAAATGGCGTTGTGATGAGTGGTCCAAATCAATTCCTTACGCAAATTTGGCAACTATTTCTGCAACCTTCCGCCAAGTCTACGAACCGTAAATGGCTTACACCGCATGGCAGGCATCTACGTCTTATGCCGTTGGTGCCGTTGTTCGACCTACTAGCCAACAGGGCACCGGATTAGTTTTCCGTTGCACAACTGCTGGCACAAGCGGCGGCAGTGAACCGTTTTGGGCAACCATCGGCAGCCAAGAGGTTAACGACAACACTGTTGTCTGGCTATCTGTCAGTGCTGTAGCGCCTGAGCTGTCTGAGCTTTCGCCTACGGCGATCATCGACCTATATGAGCTTGAAACATTTGCCGCATTGCATGGCGCTGACGATATTTACCGTTTCCACGCTGGGCTGACGCTCAAAACGCCAAACACAGGCGTTACTTGGAATGGCAACCAGTACACCCGTTACCCAATTGAGGTTGAGGGGTTTGAGTATTTGGGCAATGGGCAACTGCCACGACCAAGGGTGCGGGTGTCAAACCTGTTCAGCCTGCTGTCGTTGATCATGATTGAAATCAACGCGGTCAACCCCGGCAATGATTTGTGTGGCGCGAAGCTGACCAGGATCCGCACGCTGGCGCGGTATTTGGACGCGGTTAATTTCCCCGGCAATACCAACCCTTATGGCACACCGGACCCAACTGCCGAAGCCCCCCGCGAGATCTTTTACGTCGATCGCAAGGTCACGGAAAACCGCGACGTAGTTGAGTTTGAACTAGTCAGCGCCTTTGATTTGGCTGGTGTACGAGCACCCAAGCGCCAGTGCATCGCCAACATTTGCCAATGGAAGTACCGCAGCACCGAATGCGGTTACACCGGCAGCAACTATTTCGACATAAATGACGAGCCAGTTGCCACATTGGCAGAAGACGTATGCGGCAAACGCCTAAGTAGCTGCGAAAAACGCTTTGATCCCAATGCCGACACTGGTGTGCCATTTGGCAGCTTCCCCTCACTTGGTACGTTTATCGGATGATTGAGTGGAAGGCGGCAGCACTGGAGCATGCCAAGGCTGAAACGCCACGCGAGGCTTGTGGTTTGTTGGTGGTTATCAAGGGACGCGAACGCTACTGGCCGTGCAAAAACCTGCAACCTGAGGCGGATCAGTTTTTGCTCGACCCCGAAGACTATGCCGATGCAGAAGATGCTGGCGAGATCATTGCTGTAGTTCATAGCCATCCCAACTGCTCACCACAGCCAAGCGAGGCGGACAAGATTTCAGCCGAAAAGTCCGGTCTGATCTGGCATATTGTCCAGCCACATGATGAGACCTGGGCAACGTACCAGCCTTGCGGCTACCAAGCGCCGCTCGTTGGCAGACCTTGGGTATGGGGCTTTAGCGACTGCTGGACGCTGGTGCGTGACTGGTATCGGCAGGAATGGACGCTGGATCTACGCGATTGGGATCGCCCAGTAACGCCCGATGCTTTCAATGCTGACCCGCTGTTTGAGCAGTGTTATGAGGCGACGGGCTTTCGGGATGTTGATCGTGCTGATGGGTTTAAGCAGGGCGATGCCCTGCTGATGGCGCTTGGGACAAAGGGTTTAAGTCACTGTGCGGTGTACTTAGGCGACGGCATGATCCTGCAACATGTTCGAGGGCGGCTCAGTAGCCGTGACCTTTATGGCGGCTATTATCAAGAGATCACAGGGCGAGTCCTGCGTCACATCAGCCGGATTTGACGATGCTGCGCAAGATCAAGGTCTACGGCTCGCTGGCAAAATTTCTGAAGCGTCGGTTTTTCAGGGCTGACGTTGCCAATCCCGCTGAGGCTGTGCGTTTTCTGCTGGCAAATTTTCCGGCACTTCGCAGCCACATGGCTGACCAGTATTACAAAGTGCTGGTATCAGACAACGCGCTGGACATCGGTGACCAGCCGGAACAACTGCATTATCCGATTGGTGCTGAGGAAGAGATCAAGATTGTGCCCGTGATGGCTGGTGCGGGTGGTGGTGTTGGCAAAGTTTTGGCTGGCATCGGTTTAATCGCTGCTGCTATTTTGCTGGCGCCTGTTGGTGGTGGCTTCCTTGGGGCGGGACAGGGTTTACTAGCGGGCACATTTACTTTGGGGGCGGGAGCATCTGTTGCAATCGGCGCCATCGGCGCGTCACTGGTACTTGGCGGCGTTGCACAACTGCTTACGCCAACGCCACAGCTAGGAGTTAGCTCAGGACTTGGTGAAACATTTAGCAACCAAGACCCCCGCAAATCGTACAACTTCAGTGGCATCCAAAATGTCAGTAGACAGGGCGTGCCAGTCCCAATCGTCTATGGCGAAACGATTGTCGGCAGCGTAACTATCTCTGCCGCGATCCTGACTGATGATCCCGAGTCGACGGTGTACTGATCATGCCTGCAATTAGCCGCGACAACTTAAACAATTCGCAATATGCGCGGATTCTTGATCTGATCAGCGAGGGTGAGATTGAAGGCTTTCCTTCAGCAAGAAATTACACACGAGGCACAGAAACATACAACATTGCAGCCCTCAAGGACATTTATTTAGACAATCAACCCATTCTGCAATCTGGGGCAGATCCCACTAGTCCTCAGGACAACAATTACAACTACAAAGGCGTTCTTACCTACCACCGTTACGGCGAGCAATCACAAAACTGGATTACTGGCTTTCGAGCAGGTGAAACCGCTTACAACGTCGGCGTTGAAATTCAATACGGCAGCCCAGTCACTCGCACAATTACGGATACAACAGTCGATGCCGTCCGAGTTACGTTCTCTGTCCCACGGCTGGAATATTTCAAATCAAATGGTGATTTCGGCGGAACGCAGGTCAATTTCCGCATTGAAGTCTCCTACGACGGTGGTGCATTTACCAGTGATCCAGCCTATGGCGGCATTCCCAGTGGTGACACGCGCATGCAGATTGCGGGGCGTACCAGCGATTTGTACCAACGCACAGTTGTTGTTAATGTCGTTCAGCCCAATCTGTTCACGACCAGCTTTGCCGTCCGCATAGTTCGTGAAACACAAGAACCTCCTGCTGGCGATGCTTATGGTGATACCCGAATTGATAAAGTTTATTGGGCTTCCTACAGCGAAATCCGCTACTCAAAGCTGCGGTATCCCAATAGTGCTCTGTGCGGCTTTGTTTTTCCTGCTGAGCAATTTGCAAGTGTTCCGCAGCGTGCATACCGCATTCGCGGCATCAAAGTTCAAATCCCTAGCAATGCCCGCCCCGCCATCGGACCTTACGGCCGTGGTGCGCTGATCTTTAAGGATGAACCGTGGGACGGCACCTTTACTCAAAGCACCAGTGGCGGCTACACCTACGGCGGCAGGCAGTGGACATCTGATCCCGCCTGGGTGATGTGGGATCTGCTGACCAACAATCGCTACGGGCTAGGCGACCATATCAAAGCCGCCAATCTTGATAAATGGGCGTTCTATGAAGCCAGCCAATACTGCTCAGCACGAAACACCCGCCCGGCTGGCAGCACTGACGACTATGCCCCTCAAACAGGCAGGCATGGTCTCGACGATGGCACCGGCGTATTTGAGCCGCGCTTTTCCTGTTCGGTCAATATCCAAACGCAAGAGGAGGCATACAAGCTGATCAACGACATGTGCTCGGTATTCCGGGCAATGCCGTTCTGGTCCACTGGGGCACTGGCACTTAGTCAAGACCGTCCAACCAATTTCAGCTACTGCTTCACCCCAGCAAATGTTGTCAACGGCAACTTCACCTATAGCGGCAGCAGCCTAAAAACCCGCCACACGGTGGTGCAGGTTGCATACATGGATCTCGACGCACGAGAAATTCAATATGAAGTCGTCGAAGATCTTGAAGCCATTGCCAAATATGGCGTCGTCAAGGCAGACATCTCGGCATTTGCCTGCACATCCCGTGGTCAAGCTCGCCGTCTTGGCGAATGGATGCTTTACACCGACCAAAACGAGGGCAACACCATTGCTTTTGAGGTGGCGGCTGACGCTGGCGTGATTGTCCGACCTGGCGATGTGGTCCAGGTGTATGACCCAGTTATCAGTGGTGAGCGACGTGGTGGACGAGTCAAAACTGCAACCACCACTCAAATCGTCATCGACGACACCACTGCCACGGTGGTGCCTGTCACCAACCTCAACCCTGCCATCCGTGTGCTGCTTCCTGATGGCACGTTTGGCAGCAGCAGGATCGGCAGCAGATCCGGCAACATCCTTTTCCTTGAAACGGCACTACCCAGCACCCCGCAACCTGGGGCAGTGTTCGTCATCAGTTCCGATGATGTGCGTCCGACGCTATGGCGCGTTCTGACCGTCGGTGAGCAGGATGGTTTGACGTACGCCATCACTGGCGTCTACTACTCCCAGCAGAAATACGATTACGTTGAGCGGCACGTCGAGATTCCGGTTCGAGATATTACGAACCTGAACGTGCCACCCCCGGCAACCAGCAATATCCAAGCGCAAGAATTTCTGTACGAAAACAACGGTCAGGTCGCACAACGCATTGTTGTGAGCTGGCAAAGCGTTCCCGAAGCGTTTCAGTATCAATTCCGCTACAGGCTGGCAAACGGCAACTGGATCACGGCATACCCCAAAGCGGCTGAATACGAGATTTTTGATACCAACGTCGGACGTTATGAGTTCGAGGTCATCACGCAAAACGCTGCTCGCGTTGGCAGCAATTCAGCAACTGGAACATTTGATGCGATCGGCAAGACCGCACCACCGCAGACCATTCCTGATCTGTTCATTGCTCCGATTGATGATAAAAATGCCGAACTGTACTGGCCGCAGACTGTCGACATTGACGTGCGCATCGGCGGTCAAATCCGTATCCGCCATAGCCCCCTAACTGACGGCAGCGCCACATGGGGCAAGGGCAACGACATTGTTCCTGCTGTCAACGGCGGCAGCACCCGCAAGATCGTGCCTTTGCTTGAAGGCACCTACATGATTCGTGCCATCGATTCAACAAACAACGAATCTGATGGCATTGCTTCGGTAATCGTCGATTTGCCGGAGCCGCAAGATGCGCTGCTGATTCAGGAGTATCGAGAGGAAGACAACAGCCCACCGTTTAATGGCACCGCCACCGACATGGCGTATAGCACCAGCGAGAACGGGCTGATTCTTGCCTCGGATACGTTGGTCGACGACATGGCGACCGATAACAACTGGGATGGGCTGGGACTGATCGACTACATCGGTGGTGCCGTACCAGAAGGCAGTTACCAGTTCTATGAAACGCTGGATCTCGGCGGCGTCTACGACATCGATCTGCGCAACATCCTGAAAACACGCGCCTTCGAGCCAGGCAACGCATGGGATGACCGCCTGGACTTCGTTGATTTGTGGAACGACATCGACGGCGATGACCTTGGCGCGGCGAACTGCCAGCTTTATGTGCGCCGCACAACGGATGATCCGGCTGGCACACCAACCTGGACAAGCTGGCAGCCGTTCGTCAATAACACCACACGCGGACGCGGCTTCCAGTTCAAGATGATCAGCACCAGCAGCAACGTCGCGCAAAACGTGGTGGTGGAAGAGCTGGGCGTCATCACGCAATTCCAGCGGCGTATTGAAAGCCAGCGCAATTTGACTAGCGGCACCAGCGCCTATGCGGTTACTTTCCCGACTGCTTTTTATGGTGTGCCGAGTGTTGGCATTACAGCGCAAGATATGGATGCAGGTGATTATTTCACCGTGACAAGCATTAGCAGGACTGGCTTCACCGTGACCTTCCGTGACAGCGGGGCTACGATAGTCAGTAAGACTTTCGACTATCAAGCCGTGGGTCACGGCAGGCAAATCGCATGAGCCAAGCCACTGATTACGTTTTAGCCAACCAGTCTGGCGCGAACTTCCGCGCTGAGCTGAACACAATTTTGGCGGCAGTTGTCAGTCAGAACAGTGGTGCGACTGCCCCGACCACGACCTACGCCTATCAGACGTGGATTGATACTGGCGTCAGTCCGGCATTGTTGAAGCTCCGCAACGGTTCCAATAGCGCCTGGCTGACGATTGGTGATGTGACCGTTGCCAACCTGGGCTTGGCGGCATTATCTGGTGCGACGTTCACGGGCGACGTGACGTTGAATGCCCAAAGCGATCTGCGGTTTGCTGACTCGGACAGCAGCAACTGGGTTGCACTGCAGGCACCTGCCACAGTTACCAGCAATGTCACCTGGACGCTGCCTTCGGCTGATGGCACCAGCGG